ACATGGATGCTGTGATTGAAAAAGCAAAAGAACTTGCAGCACAAGTATTGGTCGAAGAACCAGTCGAGCCAAAGAAAAAACGTGTCATGTCAGAAGGTGAAGAAGACGATGACGAGGTAGATGAAGATGAAGATGGAAATATTATCAGAAGTGATGAAAACCTCAAATTGGATGACGAGTTTGACGACACTTACGGTGAAATACCAGAGGGTTATATTATTGATGATTCACCAGCTTATGTTGATGCGGATGAATTGGCTATTGTAAACGGAATGGATAAAGAAGCTGAATTACAAAAACCAGAACCACCTAAACCTGTGGTAGAAATAAAAAAAGAAGAACCAAAAGATGAATGGGGTTTCTAGAAATAATAAAGGGGTGAAAACCCCTTTATTATTTTAATATACCCAGAACCCTAATGGTCTGAATTTCATAGTTGTATTTAAGTCTGTTGCTTCTTTCGCACCTCTTTCTAATTGTGAAGTAGATGAAAGTCTTTGTAATCTAGCATCAAGTCTTTCCAATACTGCTTTTTTCTCTTCGTTACCTTCGGATAATAATGATTCATAATCCATGGTTCTTTCCGCTTCTGGAGGTCCAACAATACCACCAAACTTACCTCTAGTTCTACCTAAAGCTCTTTTAGCTTCAGCGATAAACAATTGACGAATAAGTGTTTTTGTTGGTTCATTAAAATCAGCATAATCCAACTTAGCCAACGGCACTTGGTTTGGCATTTTGATAATATCTGGATTGTCTTGTCTACATTGGTCTACGTTTTCTGGCGTTGTATCGTAATAATGATACCAAACTTGGCAACCAGTCATATTGATTGAGCTACCAACCCCACCTATTCCTTGTCCAAACGATAATTTAGAACCAGGCGTACTCATCAAATGTAACAATTTTGTACCGTTAGGTCCAGCAGTTACTTTGTAAACCAGCTCACTTCTTACTATTCTGTTTTTTAAGTTCATGTCAGCAGCTGTTAATAAGATATCAAATGCTGGTGCTATATAATAACCCATTCTCCCGTTTGGACCACCTGTTCCCACACCACCACCTGTTTGCGCAAAACCACCACCGAAACCGTAATCGATTCCACCGTAGTTTGCCAACAATGCTTGACTAGTTGGTGGGGGTGTTATCCAAAGAACTTCGTTGATTTCACGTCCAGCTGGGATTTGATAAACTTGTCTACCAGCTTCAATTTCAACATAGTCTTTTTTAAGTTCCCAAGGACCGTTGGTTTGTAACCCAACCTGTTTTGAATAAGCATAAGTATATTGAGTCATGAAATCAAAATTTCTAACACTCAAAGCAAATGCCATATCAATTGTATCTAGGTTATTACCCAATAAAGATTGCCATTGGTGTTCAATCAACCATTCTTGGACATATTGTGCATAGTCTTCGATAGAAATTTCTAACAAAGTACAAAGCTGCTCATCTGTCAACTCGATTTGACGAATGGGTGCACCTACTGAATGTCTAAATTGGCGAAATAGTTTTTCTCTTTCTTCTATACTTACTGACATAATTGTTTGTTTACTTATAAATATAAGAAACTTTTAATTTACTCTAAAAACTTCTTTGTCAATTCTCCAGCTTCCTCAATAGATTTGAAAGAAACGTTAGGTACCAATAACTGTAAACCAATTTTGATAACTGGTACCTCTTCCGCTTTTGATACGTTGGCTATTTCGTTCCATTCCGCTTCATTTTCTTCCAAGGCGATATTAACATCACGATATTCAATACCTTCTTTATTATAAATTTCTTTTAATGCCGTACAATAAGGGCATTCTGGAAATGAGTAAATTGTTACCATATTATTCTGCATTTAATTCGTCTAATAGTAATTGTGTTATTTCATCATCGGTTAATTTTTTCTCACCCATGATAGTACTTATAATGTCTTTTTTATTATTTAACATATTCCACATTCTTGTTGAAATTGTGTCGTCAAACAATTGATAGTAAACGTTAACATCATTTTTCTGACCGATACGAAACGCACGGTCTTCGGCTTGTTCGTTATTATAATTATAAATATTTTTAAGTTAAAAGTAAATATTTTTATCTTTTTTAAAATTTTTACATATTTATTAATGTGGGTACAATGTTACCACAAATAATAAAATTAATACAAATATAAAATGAAGGAAAGTGAAATAAAAATTAGAATAAATACTGAGCTTAAAAATAAATTTAAGAATAAATGTAAACTTGACTCTCTATCAATGAGTGATAAAATAATTAAATTTATTAATGATGATGTTAATTTTATCACAGATGGTGTTTATTTATCACAAGAAAAATCAATTAGAATTTTATTAATTAAAATGGTTTTAAATAGAGTTTTAACTAATGGGTTGTTTGAATTTAATAACACAATTAAAACAGTTTTAGAAAATAGTTTAAAAGAAAATTTAAGTTTTGAAACTATTGTATCAGACATACAATATAATAGTGAAAAAAATATGAGTTATGGGTCCATTTTTTTTTATTTAGAAGATAAAACACCGTATAATGTTGCTTTTACCGTAATAACAAATGAAAAGTAAAATCTGCACTAAATGTAAACTTAATAAACCAATCACTGAATTTCATATTAATAATTTAGGTAAAGATGGTTACCATTCTCAATGTAAAGAATGTAAGAATAAGTATAAAAAAGAATATAATAAAATAAACCAAACCAAAAGACAAGAATATAGGTTAAAAAACAAACATGTAGGGTTATGGAGAAGCGTACTTAAAATGTCTTTGTGGCGATTAAAGACTAAAAAAGAAGGTCACACTATTGATTTGCTTGGATACTCCGCTTTAGAATTTAAAGAACATATTGAATCTTTGTTTACTGATGGGATGAGTTGGGAAAACCATGGTGAATGGCATGTTGACCATATAAAACCTGTTAGTTCGTTTCAAACAACCGAACACCCTAGTGTCGTCAACGCATTGGAAAATTTAAGACCAATTTGGGGTACTACTAGGGTGATAGATGGTATTGAATATATTGGTAATTTAAACAGAAATAAAATTAGACGAAAAAAGTTATAATTCACCATCTAGAATTTTTTGTATTAAAAATTCTGTTTCATCTTCTTTGTTTAAATTTTGAACACCTAATATTGTGTTGATAACTTGTTGTTTTTGTTTTAGTGTTTCCCACATTCTAGTTGAGATTGTACCATCGAATAATTGGTAATAGACGTTAACATCATTTTTCTGACCAATACGATAAGCTCTATCTTCGGCTTGTTCGTTATTTCCAGTAACCCAATCAAACGAGTTAAAAATAACAACGGTTGCTTCTGTAAGTGTAATACCAACACCAGCTGATTTAATATTACCAACAAAAACCTTAACCTTTGGGTTATTTTGGAAAGCATCTACAGACTTTTGTTTTTGTAACGTTGTCATTGGACCATTGTGTTTAACCGCTGCTTTACCAAAATGATTAGCAATTATTTCAAGCTCATCGGTAAAACTCGTAAATACAATAACCTTACGACCCATTTCGATAGCGTTTTCTACCATTTCAATAGTATAAGGAATAGCTTCCAATGCAATAAACTGTCTAAGTAAAATCAATTCAACCAAATCTTTTTGTAATTCATTGGTACGTTTACCTTCAAGTCTTCTTTTCTCTAAATAATCATCCCAAAGTTGTTCATATTGTTTTAAACCTCGTTTATCTAACATATGGTGCATTGGTGTGATGACCTTATCTGGCATATCTAAGACTTCTGTTTTCAAACGTCTTATGATAGTATTTTTTGTTTTGTTTGCCAATTCTTCTAAATTACTGGCACCATCAGTTAACCAAATTTGTTTTCTTTGACCATTTTTAAGTGTTCTAAAGAACTTTTTACCATCACAATATCTTATCGCATAATGTTTCCAATTTTCTGCGATAGGTGACTTAATTATCTTCAATAAATTAAAGAAATCCATTGGTCGGTTGGCCACTGGCGTACCCGTAAGCAGCCATACTCTTTCAATATTGTGTTTAACACAAAGTTCCACCATGATTTTACCT